GATTTTCTTCCGCTCCGTGATGTACCACTTGTAGACGTAGAGTTCGTTGGGCTTGTCCTCAGAAAGGGCCAAGAACACGTCAGCCGCTGTGGATGCGGCCAGCCCTCGAATGTTCAAGGGAATGTAGTTGGGAACCTGAACAGCGATGTCTTCGCCACTCACTGTCTCACGGGCACCGTCGATGAAGATTTCCCGTGCGAGCGAGTGCGTGGCACCCTCCGCTATGAAGTATGCGCTTGACCCAACGGTCACAGGAGCGACCCGAGTTGAACACGGGTATCCTGTCGAGTTGATGATGCCCACAGTTTCAGCGGATAGGACGTTGGTTGAGGACAAACGGAACTGTTGCTTGTCCGAGAAGAGGATTAGCTCGTCCGAGAATGAGGCTGCATGATATAGCGTCGAGACCCGGCCAGTGGTGGACGCGATGTCGATCAGGTCAGAGGACAGGAGATGGACTACGGTTGTCCGGTAGAAGTTCTCGAGGAGCGCCACTTCGGACAGGATCACATTCTCCCCCGATAGTAGACCAAGGCGTCCCTTGAACAGGAACATGTTGTTGATCTCCTGACCGACGAAGCTGGGGTCGGGGTTACTGTCTTCGTCCCCAACCAAGCGGTCCTTCCAATCGTTTTGACGGAACTCGAACTGGCTGGTCCCTACCTTCACGAGGACGTGGGGCATGGTCGCCGCGTCCAGACCGCGCTTGGCCTCATAGCCAACACTCTCGGTCCAGATACCATCCTTGAACTCGACCCAATAGCTACTACCGGCTTCCTCCAAGTCACCTTGAATTTTCACCAAGCGACCATTGAGTTCAATCGGAGGCAGATCATCGAACGCCTGTAGGGTGTCCGTATAGGCTTCCATAGAGCCACCACCAAACTCATCGAGAACGGTGAGCTTCTCTCCCGCTGCAATGTCCAGCGTGACGGTTGTGCCCACGGCCTCTGCGCTTGGATAACCATTGGCCCGCATGTTCGCTGCCAGATTTCGAGCGATCTCTGCGGTGCCCTCGAGGGCAGTAGATGCAGTTGTGTTGTCGCTTGTGGCCGTCGATCCAGCCAAGGTGTCTCCAACGTAGACCGCATAGGTCACTGAGGCCACAGCCTTCTTGATGAACACGGAGCCTTTCAGTGCCGGATTCTGACGAAAGCCGCCAACACCAGTGATTGGTATTTGCAACGTGCTGGTGGTGACGTAGGTGGGTCCTGCGACGGTAGCATCTTCAGGGACATCCACGGTGATCGTGGTGTACGCTAGTTCAGCGGAGGTGTACCCTCGGGCGACCATGTCGTTGAATAGACCTGTAGCGATGTCTACGAGAGTGTCTGAGGGGATTTCCTCTTGGATAATATTGCCCGAGTCGTAATGAGTGATTTCCTCCTGTGGTGTGACAGATGTGTACTCCGCGTAGGTCGTCCCATCGACTGTAATGGTGTACGTGAAGGTGTCCACGGCCTGATTGATGGTTACCTCCCCCACGGTCTTTAGGGTTGCAGAGGCCTCAGGGATGTCTGTTGCCTGAACCATAATATCCGTGTTGAGCATGAACGTGGTATCAGCCACTGTGACAAAGCGCATCTTGCGCCAGATATCGGCGGTGGGCAGGTAATCCTTCCCATAGGGGAACGATATGGTCTGCTTTGTCCCTTCCTCGTCATACAACTCTAGGTCCCCATCGCCACACACGAGGATATACTTCTCGTTTGCGTCACGGTTAATCATGTGGACTGCTGCGGTGTCACTCACGGCCATGTTTGGGGATAGCTCACGGACGAACTCCGAGGGCGGTCTTTTGATCAACCCTGAGACCACTGAGGGGAACGCGTTCACCATCTTCTCACCTGATGTTTTCAGGCGTGAAGATGATGGCTGTTGAGAAACCCCAGACACGAGGTTGGGGATCGTGTGTGCCACGAATGCCATGGTGGGGATTACTCCATTTTAGATATTAATTATCGTTCTAGGTAACCGAACGGGTGGCGACGTACGGTGCCAGCAGTGGTCCAGTTATCAGTGAGTGCGTTGTTGCGTTCACTTTGAAGCTCGTTAGCCATGAGGATTGCCAAAGCCTGCATCTCGTCGCGCATGTCACTTTCGTCCTCGCGACCTTCCACTCTGTTTTGGAAGACCCTTGCCGCTTTCAACGCGATGTACCGACGGGCTGTCTCGGGGAGTTCTTCGAATGTCAGGGCAATAGTGATCTGAGTCTTCACAGCCTCAGTGAACCGGTATGTGCGGTTATCACGGTCGTATAGAGTAGGCCCTCGAAGGACCACGTCTCGCCCCTCGTCTTTCCCATAGCTACGGACGGCCATCGTGCCAGACGGGAGTACAATGTCCCCATAGTTGTTAGGCGTCAGGGGGTAATTCTTATCGGTGTTCCAGTGCCAACCTCGGGATTGCAGCTCACGGTTCACCTTGCGCACGAAGTTGAGCGCAATCTGAGCATCTACACTGATGTCACCTGAGATTGAACTCACGGGTGCCTGTCCGATGTTCTCGAGGCACTCATTGACGGCTTCGAGTTCCGTCGTTGGCGTGATGAGGTAAGCCATCAGCGATCCTTTCTCGAGTAGGCTAAAAATACCCCCTCCCGTGCGACACGAGAGAGGGCGGTTTGGCTTAGGTAATCGCTACCATACAGGAAGGATTAGGCAGCGGTCAGCGTACGGATACCTTCGGGACGGACAGCGCCGTGGCCACAAGCCATCTTGGAGACCATCAGGGTGCCCTGACGGCGGATGTCGTACTCGCTCTCGGAAGCCAGCTCCATCAGCTTGACGGTAGCCAAGGCCGAACGCTGGAGGATAAGAGCAGAGACATCGGACGTATCGGTCATGTACTTCGAATTTTTGGCGTCAGGGTATTTAGAGGTGTTCACCGCGTGGTTGATGCCGAGGTTGGGCGACTTCACGATGGACATGCCTGCAACCTTCATGATAGTACCAGCGGAGTACGAACCGTTGTCACCGAAGTCACGGTCTACCAGCTTGTCGCTCTGTACGAGCTTCCAGTATGTAGAAGGCGAGACGATCACAAAGCGATCATCGGCTGGCAGGTACAGTTCATCCATGGCAGCAGCTTCTGCGTAAAGAGCTTCAACGATGTTAGCGACTGTTGGGGTTGCACCAATGTTGGTGTTGGACGCAGCACCTTGGTCAGCAACGGCACCAGCGTCAGCAGCTACTGCCGTCTTGACAGCCAACGAGATCAGCGAGCGGTCATAGGTTTGCGCGAGGGCAGCACCCATCTGCAGAGAGTATTCCGAGCGAACCTCATAGTGGTTCTTGGCTTCGTCAATGTTGGCGATGAAGCTGTCGGAGATCAGAAGGTCATCAATGGTCACGACTTTCTCGCCATGTTCGACCTTGCTGCCACGGATTTCAGCGCCGGGAGTGTGGTACTCAGCACCGATGCGACCGATGGCAGGGAATTGTGCCGACTTACCGCTCGTGATGTTACGAACGCGGGTCTTGTCGGCCATTACGGTGTTCGCGTTGAACGAGGACATAACCTCGCCCGAGAACACCTTGAGGAACAGGGCGTCGTTGGCACCGGCGAGATTGGCCTGACCAACGCGGCTAGGGTTAGCAGCGGTCATTGGGTAATCCTTTCTTAGGATTTGAAGTTTTGAAGGGGTATTTGCGCGAATTGCGCGGTTCACCTCAGGACTTCACAGCGCCACGTCTCATGGGTTATCCTCCGCAGAGGGCCTCACGGTTGTGAGTTCGTTGTTTTTGTCTTGTTTGGTGGGATAGAGTGGTTAGCTAGACGCACTCGTGGAGACACCAGCAGCACGGCGGCGGACCGATTTAAGATGTCGGCCCTCTACTGGTGTCTTCATGAATGCGCCGGGGACCCTTCTAAGGACCCCAGCGTGTAGTAGTAGTTATTTCTTGGATCGGTTCTTCGATCTGGACATGATCTTGAGGTTTGATGTACCGTTACCGGCTTCCGTTCCTCGTTTGTGATCCACGTCCTTGCCTTTAAGTGCAGCCTTGCTGTGCTTCTTGATCATAAGACGACGAGCCGCATTTCGAGCGACACGCTTCTTGACCTGCTCAGGACGCGCTTGGTAGGATTTGTCATATTTGGAATACTTGCGACCTGATGGTGCAGCCATTTTTCTTATCCTTGCAGAGGGAAGAGTAACCCTGTCCCTCCATCAGGGAGATACTACTAGGATCACCTCCTCCCGTGAGTACGTTCGAAACCATATCGGTTCCTCCAAAGTTACAGGATATTGGATCGTCCCAGCTTGGCCTCGACCTTGGCGCGGAACGCGGGGTTCTTGGCGTACTCAGGATTAGACATATCTTTCATTAGATCAGCAGTGCTTTCGTACACGGCAGCACCTGAGGTATTCGGCTTACCCGAGAGTTGACGACCGGGTTCAGTACCGTTGACACTCTCGTACTTGGCCGAGAGATCACGAATGGCCATCTTGACCGCCGAGGGGTTACCCGTCTCGAGGACCGAGTTGAACTCGTCAACCTCAGCATCTGACAGGTTATCACCGGCCCACGCGGCCAGCTTATTGTACGCCTCGATGTCACCACCGATAGGCTCGAGCAGCTCCTTCTGGGCCGCTGCGGCCTGAGCTTCCTGACCTGTGATGTAGGACTGAACCATGTCCTCAGTGATGCCAACCTTAGAGAGCGCCTCAAGGCTTTCCTGGGACAGCTCACCGCTCTCAGCGTACTCCTTGCTAAGGGCATCCATATCGAGACCAGCTTCATCGACAGCCTTCTCAGCGGTAGCGTCAGTGTCTTTGTCGTCAGGTGCCTCGCCTTTACTCTTGGCTTTCTCGAGTTCAGCATAGGCCTTAGCCATGTCCTCAGGTGTCTTGAACTTCTCAGGGAGCCACTCAGGGCGCTCTGGGGTTTCATCCTCACCGTTCAGCTTTGGTTCATCCTTAACCGCCTTGTCAGCATCTTGTGCGGCGGCAGCAGCTTCCAGACTATCGTCTTTCTCGTCTGCTTTAATGGTTACTTGTTCTACCATGTTGATTTAGCCTTCTTGAGGTTGTACAGCCTGACGGACTGCCTCGGAGCCTTCTTTGGCTACGGCGGGCACAGCTTTCTCAGCCATCTGAGCCATCATCTGTTGCTGTTGTTGTTGTTGAGCTTCTGCCCGTTCTTTCTCGAGTTGCTCTTGGGTCTTCACGAGACCGTCGAGGTCAATACCGAGGGCGGTGCCGATACGGGTAATGTAATCACCCACGTTCATGTACTGCCCCAGAACCTCAGGCCCGAGGGGCGCGAGTGCTTTGAGCAGCATGTCGTATTTGGTAAGATCATGGCCACGTCCAAGTGCTTCCAGACCAGTAACAATAGTTGGCTTGGCGACACCATCGGGCAGCGAGGGGAGCTTCTTCTGCCTTGTCAGGCGGTCAATAACACGCATGACGTAGGGCAACTGATACTCTTGCGAGAGGATCGAGTAGACACCACCTAGGGCATCCTCGAGTTCACCCGCCATGTAGCGGACTTCCTCTGCCGTGACTCGTTCACCTTGGCGCTGCACTGCGCTGTTCATGAGGAACGCATAGCTGAGACGCTCGATCAGTTGACCGATCTGCCTTTCAGCAACGCTCATGTCAGCTTGCTTGCCTACCTGTAGGGCCTGAACGTCGTCCATAGCACCTGAGACAGCAGCGCCATTCTCAGCGGACATCACGTCCTTGGCCCGAGTGACACCATTGGGGCGCACGAGGAACACGAGGCGAGCAGCCGCGGCCGATCCTTCGAGTAGGGCCTTTGAGAGACCCTCGAGGGAAATCAAGTCACCGAGGTATTCTTCGACGTAACCACGACCGTAATCTTCGCCGTCGATACGCGTCCACCGGAGAGCAATGATAGGCGACTTGAGCTTAGGCCATGTTCCTTCTGATTGAGGGACACGGACGCCATTCGCTTCTTGGTACGACTTAATCTTGTCGTTCTCGAGGTAGAACTTGGTGTGCAGCTTGACGGTCGCCTTGGGATCAGGACCGCCTGTAACTTCTGCTCTATTCATTTCATCAGTGATTAGCTCGCGGATATCCTCATCCACCGATGCAAAGCTCATCTCTTCTTCGATGATGCACTCGATGAGTTCTCCCATGGCGTCACGAGTGACCACATAGCGAGACAGGGGGAATACGCGGGTGCCCTTATCTTTGGGTATGTACAACAGGACGTTGCCACCTACGATCAGATGCTTGAGGGCCTCAAAGTGTGCAGACCGATCACCACTGTCCTCGATGGATTGCATTACGGAACGCTCGTACTTACCGAGGGCCTCATCAACCTTCGCTCGTGCGCCTTCTTCCTGTGCCAGTTCGTCAGCCGTGAAGTCGTCCACTCGCATTGCGAAGAACGGGGAGTTCGGAGGGAACAGCGACAGCAGGAGCTTTGACGCTAGGTTGTTCACACCACGCGCACCTACGCCTTGGTAGGGGGTGGGATAGTTGGTATGCTTGCCTGTCCCTGATGCGGGGATTAGCGTTGGGATTGTCAGCTTCGAGCCTTCCCGCGCCCTCTCGAGGTACACCTCACGGGCCTGTGAGAGCAACTCGTAGCGAGCTTGACAGGTTCCATTGTTATCCATGGGTTCCTCTAAAGATTATATGGGGGTTAAGTAATCAATCCTATATCGGAAGGATTAGACGCCTGTCTTTTTGGGGATACCACCAAGGCCAGATGTGCTTGCAAGGCCAGATGTGTTTGGAGTCACGCTGGATTCGTCGATCTTGTAACGGCTCAGTCCTTTTGCTTTCTTACGGGTCTGGCTGTCAGAGCTTGATGCCGACTTTGGGGCGACCTGCTCAAGCACCGGTGGTGCAATCGGGGGTGGGGGCGGTGGTTTAATATCGGGTGCGCCGCACATGGTCATTCTCCTTGAAGGATTGTTACATTTTGTTCATCGTGAATACTGCGGAGGTGACGAACGAGGTCTACCTTCCCAGCGTTCCACCAGATTTCCCTCTCACCTGTTTTCAGCGAGGGGGAAGCATCGGGGCAGATACCTTCAAGGTACTCAACGAGTTCTTTAGTGATCTCGGGGATATGCTTCATGGGGAAATCCTTGGGGAAGTTCTTCTCTAGGGTGTCGGGTATTTCCTAGGGTGTCGCTAGGGACGCCTGTAGCTCCTCAAAACCACCGATGTACTCAGCGACCCCTTGGGCATCAGTCGTGTAAACCTGAGGGACGGTCTTGTGTCCCTCGATCTGGGTGATCCACTTACGGGCCTCGTCGTCCTTGATCAGATTGACGTAATCGAAGTACTTCCTGTGGACCTTGAGGAGGTCCGTGGCGCGGGTGCAATAGTTACAACCCGGTGTGCCATAGACGGTGTATTTCATTTGGTCAGTGCCTCCCATGAGACAGGATAAAGGGGTTGGATGATCTCACCGATCTGCTGGGCGATATCTTGGACTTCGCGCTGGGCATGACTGTCGGTGCGTTGGATGAACACGTTGGCAAAGCTGTAGAGGTTCCCTGTCCAGTACCATTCAGTCTCCATAGATTGTGGTAGGACCATACGAGCCTGCTCGGCGCATACTCCCGCGGCGATCATGCCTTTGTAGGTGGCCTCAGCCTCCTCGATCAGGTCCAGATACTTACTCTGTGCCCCCTCGTCTTGAGCACAGGGTCCATCACTGGAGCCTTGTTTGACGTTGTCAGCAGCCCCACGCCACTCCGAGGGGAAGTGGAACTCAGGGTCATCTGAGACGTACCTACGGCTGACCTCGTTCCACACCATGCCCACCTGATGCTTGCCTAGCTGGCGAGCCACGAAGATTGGTGCCTTCATGTGCAGGGTGATCGCTGTGTGACCAAAGGGTGTCCAGTGGTCAGGCATCTTTCGGACGTGTCTCAAGATTTCCTCGATGTCGTAGCGGTCCTGTTCAAGGCTCAGTCCGTAATCTTTGACACCATGACAATGCTTAACCACATTTAAGATATTCTCCCAATCGCCTGTGGTACAGCCCCGAGCAAGGAACCCGATCAAGCCCTTGTCGGCCAGACTGAGGATAGGGATGTTCGTATGCTCTTCGTAGTCCAGAGCCTTACTGGTCTTCCCAAAGGAGACCCGAGCGGCATTAACTACGCTCAGGTCGGTCCCCATGTGGTCAATATAGGTTGCTTTCATTGTTCA